AAGGAGAGATATCAGAAGATTAAAGATACAGAAGAGTTTAAGTCTCAGAACAGAGAAAGAGCTAGAAATCATTATCATATAAATAAAGATAAGAAAAAGGAGAAGTATGATAATAATAAGGAGTTCATGAATGCACGGAGTTCATATTATTACTATAAGAAGAAAGATAACCTAGAACTTTTTAAAGAAAAATATCCGAATAAAGTAAATATTTTAATGGAAAATAATATCATTATTTAAAAATCGCGATTTTTAAACTTTTACCTTTTATCTATAATTTTAAACTTTTATTATTTTACGTCTTAGTTAAGTCATAAAATAATTATTACCTTTCTTTTTTACATTCTTTTAAATGGTGCGATTTATATTTAAAAAATAAAATATATACTTAATTATAAAGTAATGGGAGAAAATAAAATCACGGAAAAATTATCTAATCTAAACAATATGAAGACATTTACACTCAGCGAGAGATTTAACTATAAGAATGCGATTAAGCTTCTTCATTCTGATTTACTGGACGAAGAGTATAAGGGTTCTCTTAAGAAATATCTAAGTAAATGTAAAGAGGGTAAAGTAGAGGTAGAATATATTCAGAATGATATCGGACGTCTAAATATTAAAGTAAAAGATTTAAAAGAGGGTGAAACATGTATCTCTCAGCCTTTAATGTGGAGGGAATGTAAGTCTGCTCTATGTAAAGACTATTATGTAGATTTAGATATGGTAAACGCTCACCCTACCTTTTTAGAACAGGTTCTAAAAGATAAAGGATTAGAGTGTCCTGCACTATCTTACTATAATTCTAATCGTGATAAGTTCTTTAGAAAAATGGAGAAGAAAGGTCTCAGTCGCGATAAATGTAAAGTCCTTCTTATGAGGATTTTCTATAATGGTTCTATCAAGGCTTTCTGCGACGATAATAAACTTAATGAAGAAGAAATCCCTGAGTTCATTCATGCTCTAGAGAATGAAATTAAAAAGAATACTAATACACTACTAAATACGAATGAACTTCTAAAATACAGAATGAAAGCAGTAGAGAATAAAGGCTCAGATTATCATAACCTAGACGGAACAGCTATGAGTTATTATCTTCAGACTATAGAGTGTAAGTGTCTAATGGTTGTATATGATTACCTTAAGAGTAAGAAGTATACTATCGGAGCATTAATCCACGACGGACTACACCTTAAGAAGATAGACGAAGATTATGATTATGAACCTTTATGCATAGACCTAAATAAAGAACTACTAGATAAAACCGGTATTAATATTCAGTTTAAGATAAAAAACTTTACAGATATCCCTGAATTAGACGATATCCATATTATTACTACAGATAAGGAAGGAGCTGATATTATTTCAGATAAATTAAAGAATGATTACATAGTTAGTCATGAACGTATTTTTATGAGGGTAGATAATGTATGGACTGAGAATGATAAGGTAATTAAGAGAAACCTTATAAAAGAAGTCGGTAATATGACTATCTTAATGGATAAAGGTGGTAATATAAATCCTTATTCTACTATGGCTAGGTCCTGTATGAATATGCTTCAGTTCGTAGAACCTACAGAAGACCCTGATTTTATTGATAAGCTATGGACCAGTAATCTATTTAAATTATGTTTTAAAAATGGATACTATGATTTTAAACAGGGTAAGGTCGTAGATTATGATAATGATACTCATACAACTATTAAAATTAATAGGGATTATCAAGAACCTACAGAGGAGAATATTAAATTAGTATATGATAAGATATTTAATCCTATCTTTAATAATGATAAGGAACTTATGGACTGCTGGTTAAATTACATAGCTAGAGGTCTAGCAGGTCATATTGAGGATAAGAACTGGGGAGTAGGTATCGGAGAGAGAGACTGCGGTAAAGGTGTTCTAGGAGGTATGTTAGAGAACTGCTTCGGAGAATACTGCAGAGCTACTAATTCTGAAAACTTTCTCTTTAAAAATAACGGAGGAGATAGTGCGAAGGCGTTATCATGGTTAGTCCCTTTTGAGTTTAAAAGATTATTATTAACTAATGAAATTACGAGGGACGCTGAGGGTAAGGTAAGAATTAATGGAAATATCTTAAAAAAGTTATCTTCTGGAGGTGATAAGATTGAGGCACGTGTAAATCATAAGGACGAGATTAATTTTAAGATACAGGCTAGAGTATGTATGTTCTGTAATGATTTACCACCTATAGAACCGGCAGACGCTAAGGAGACGTCTTTAATCTTTCGGTATCCTTCTAAGTTCTTAAATGAAGACGACGATAGATTAGGTAAACCATTAATGAGAGCGAAGTATAAACTAGGTAAAGACGATAAGATAGAATATGAATACGAAAAGAAGTCGTGTGTTAAGCTACCCTCTGGGATATGGAAACCGGTAAGCGACTGCACTAATGAAGAATTAGATATAGCCTTAGAAATGGATACGTCTCGCGATTGTCCTATAATGGAGAATATCTGTAATTTCTATAAGAAGGACGACGATATTAAGTTCTGGAGTAAGAAGCCGGAGATTATGAATGCTTTCATTCATATTATCTTTAGTCATTACGGAAAGAAAATGAGTATCCCTGAAACCATGAAAGAGGAAATGAATGATTTTAAAGACGACGAAAAAGAAGAGGATAGGTTCTTAGACTTATTTAATTTTATGGGAGATAAGGAGTGGGACGAAGGTAGAAAAGACTGGGTATCTATTTCTCAGATAAACGTATTACTAAAGAAAGCTAGTATTAATTTATCAGCTCAGAAATATAAAAATTACCTATTATCTAAGGGAGCAGTAAAAGGTAAAAGGTTAAACGAACAGACTAATAAGAGGGAGAACTGCTGGATATGTTTACAGGTAAACGACCATAAGGTTAAGCAGATAGCAGACGGATATGCTATGAATAGCGACGACGAAGACGAATAAATTATTTTTTACTATTTTTATTTTTATTATTAAGTTTTTTCTTAGGTTTACTATCTACGAAAATCTTCTCTTTTATAACTTTCTTTTTATCCCTGTATTGTATAATATCAGCGATATAACTTTCTGGAGCTGGTTTCATGTTAACAGGTTTCTTTTTCTGATAAGGCATTATATTATTACTTAAGATAAATATATAATTCTAGATAAAAATATTAAAACCCTGAAGGTGCAGGGGCAGGAGCAGGAGGTTCGTAATCTACATATCCGTCTGCTTGATAAACTAGATTATCTTCTCCTAAGGTTTCGTGTCTATGCTTAAAAACCTTATCCATTTCGTCCTTTTCTTCTTTCATGCTTTCAGGGTGATTAACTCCATTCTTAAGAAAATAGTCAATAGCTTCTTTTTTAGTCGGCATACTTTATTTATATTTTATAAAATATAAAAAATAATATATCTTAAATTATAAATAAATGTCTTCACTTGTAATCTGTGGGAATGAAGTTAAAGATACTGGAGGAGCTTCTCAGTTTCAGTCTGCATATAGTTTTAATAATCACCTTAAACAACCTTTAAGAATACCGCCTAATAGCGAGGTCGCGGTCCAGAGTTTAAAAATAGTAAAAGAAGGAAGTATCACTCTTACACCAGCTACTAAGTGGTATCAGTATTACGGAGAGAAATTATCAGACACTAAACCTCAGTCAGAAACTACCTCTGCTCCTATCCCTGTTAGTTTCGGTATTACTGATAATAAATCAGTAAGAACTAGCCAACTAGCTACAGAAATAAAAGACGCCGTAAATAAGGGTGTAGCTAATCCAGAGACATTCGGTTTTAATGAAGTATCTCAGATAGAAGATAGTGAGGGGGATTTCGGTGGTTTCAGATATAATTTTAAAAGTAGGAGTAGCGGTTCAGGTGTAGACGTGAAACCTGCTAAATGGGTAAATAGTTATGACGAAGCAGACGGATATTTAGTGTATAACTCAGGAACTCAGACCTTAACCGGTGGGAAACAGAATAGTCCCTATAACGTAGCTATCGGAACAGATAATCCTATCGCTTTAAATCAGGGTGAGTTTATTGTAGACCTCTCTAATGCTAACTCTACTAACTGGGCGGTCGGTTTAACACGTAGCAGAGCTACAGGTAAAAATCCTGATTATTTTAATCCAGCCGACAGCCAGATATTTCAGACTACTAATATATTCTGCGATTTCTTAGTGGGAGCGTTTCAGACCTCAGGAGCAGGTGGAACTCAGAGAAAGATTAGAGTTTTTCAGGCTGTCTATGATACTACTTCAGGCGAGTTTGACGAAGATAAACCTATCTCCATGAGAGAAATAGATTATACTACAGGGTCAGGAGATTTAACTGCTTTATATGACTGGTCTTCTAATTCTGATAGTTATAATAAAGTAAAAATATCTATTGAGAATGAAAATGTAAAGGTAGAACTGCATAACGACGCCTCTGGATATGACGTTCTAATATCTCCAGATAGTCCTGAGAAAGCTAATAAGTTTAAACCTGTAGCTGATACATGTAGGGCATTATATCCTCTAGCTTACGTCCAGAAAAATACTAAGTCTCTAGCGATTGAGAAGTTCTCAGGGAGAGCGGTAGGAATGACTTACGGAGTATCTGACTGGTGGGGATATCTAAGTGCGAATGATTTAGATAATAAATACGGATTAGAGGTAGACACACGTATTTATAATGATATGGGAAAACCAGCCGAAAAGCATACATACGTAGGTCTAGATAAAGGTTTCTTAAATTATCAGTTCGTCATGATAGTAGATACTGATCCTGAGGACAGATATAAGGATACTGAGGACGCAAGAGCTTCTACTATATTAGGTTTCTCAGGTAAATCAGTATTAGATACGTATGACGCGACTAATAGTTTCGGAGGTGGATATTTTGATAGCACGTCTACGCCTACTCTTAAATCAAGTAGTTCTATTTTCGTAAGACTTAATAATTTTAATATTACTACATATAACGCGAACGTAAGTGCATTCAGTAATATTATTTACTCAGCTCCTCGCTTCTCTACAGGGACAGAGAAGAACGTAGGCTCTCTATTTTTTGAGTGTCCTGAGAGAACATACGTAGCACTTAATAACACGTCTGAGGTAGTAGTTAATAATTTTAATATAGATTTAGTAAATGAGAATGAAACTCTGGCTAAGGATTTAAGTGGTAAAAGTGTCTGTATTTTACACTTCAGAAAAGCTCCTAAAGTTTAAATCTTAAAAAATAATATCTTTCATATAATATAATGTCTTTACCTAATATTTCTATTTTAGTCCCTACTTATAATAGAAGTAAGTTTTTACCTTTATTAATTCATAATCTTAAGACGCAGACATATCCTCATAATAAATTAGAGGTATGCATAGACGACGACGGAACAGAACCTATTACAGATAATATCGCAGGATTACAATTAGATATTTATCCTATAAAATTAGTTTATCATAGAGAAAAAAAAAGAAGAACAATAGGAGAAAAAAGAAATAATTTAGTTAAGAAACTATCTAATAATAAGTTCGTCTGCTTCATGGACGACGACGATATTTATAGTCCTATATATGTAGAATATAGTTATAAATGTTTAAAAGATAATAAGGTGGGATTAGTCGGTTCTTCTAGTATGTTATTTATTTACCCTGAAAAAGATTACGTGTTAACAGGTATAAAATGTCCTAAGAAGTTTCAGATACACGAGGCTACTATGTTATTTACTAAAAAATACTTTAATAGCATGGGAGGATTTGAGAGGTCTTCTCAGGGAGAAGGTTATAGTTTTATATTAAACCAAGATAAGAACGTATTTAATACAGATATAAATAACGTAATGGTATGCGTGGCTCACGGCGGAAATACAATAGATAAAGAACAATTTAATAAAGAAGAGTTAAAGCTAGGAAGTTATGAAGGACCTGAGATACATATATTAAATAAGATTTTATGTATAAAATAAAATATATCTATTATTATTAAACTAATGGAATATACTGACCTTAAAATAATAGATTGTAATCGTCAGCACTCTATACAGGTGAAGTCTGGTAATAGTGAGAATAGTGCATTATACACTAATGAGGTAGGGGCGATAGAGTTAGACGTAGGAGATAAAGTATCAGTTCAGGGAGCTTATATATCTGAAGTAGGAGCAGGAGCGGATACTATAGAATTAAAAGGAGTAAGTCTAGGTAAGAAGAGAACTATAAATTATATTAAAGAAGAGAATGATTATCCTACGTCTATTAGAGATTATGATATGAACCCAGAGCAGACTGAAGCGGTAATCATGCCTCCATTAATTACAGGTTTTCAGAGATTAGTAAGTAAAGAAGATACTTTTACTTATGACGTAAAAGATAATGAGACATATATTACTAATCAGTATTATTTAAATCTATCAGGAGATAGTGGATACGTCCTTTTACCTAGACGCTTCGCTTATCCTGAAACTCTACCTGATAATGATAATACTCTATTTAATAATCAGGACGATTTTTCTAGTGGTAGAACTCATAAACAGATAGAGGGTCAGTTCGCTTCATGTGATTATAATTTTGTTTATGGTGGTAATAAAGACGAGGCGTGGGATAAAGCTACAGGTATTTATAAAATAAGTAATGATAACTCTAGGTTAACTTTAATGAGAAGGATAGAGACTGCTGGTATGGATTTAAGACCTTATTTAAATGTGGGGACTGGAACAGGAGGAGCAGGGAACGTCCCTAGTAATGACGAACCCTGTAGGAAGACTTATGCTATATATCAGGATTATTTTAAAGTTTCAGTAGATAAAGGTTTTACTTCACCTGATAATCTGGCTCAGGAGATAACTAAACAATTTAAGAAAGCAGGTGAGCCTCAGGTATTTCAGTATGTAGACCATGACGATAATATCAGAGATATAAGTGTAATCTATTCTACTAATACATATAAACCTTTTCTATGTGGTTCTGTAGATACTTTTAGAAAGGATAACCTAGAGGAATATTTAAAACCTATAGGAGCTACTAAAGATAAGCTTAAATCTCAGAATTATTATAGTAATTATTATAATATTTACTGCAAGAGACCAGAGCTTAGAATAGCAGGGCAGGAATTAAATACTTATACCGGTCTTATGTCTACCTTCGGAGTAATATCATACCAGACCCCTATGTCTGCGATACCGACTAATTTAACATTTACAGACGAGAACCTACTGAAACTAAAAAAGTTCATAGAAGTTCAGGCTTTATATCCAGAACTTTTTGATAATGATAACTTTAATCAGATAGTCCCTACTGATTTAAATACAGGGGAGGAGTATAATGTAGATAATGTAAGGTTTCTACACATGAATACAGAGGAAAGGGCAGGGTTAGACAAGTATTTAGGAGGAGATAATATGGACCAGACTACAAGCTCTACAACTAGTAAGCAGTCTATACCTCTCTTCTTTTATTATGATAAAAAAAATAAGGATAAGAGAACAGACGGAAGTAGTGTAGACGATTTATGTTATGGTTTCGCGAGTAAGAATGAGTTTAACACTATATCATTTCACCCTGAGAAATTAAGTTTAGGTATAAATAGAAGATTATTCGGACCAGACGAGAATATAAATATAGCTTCAGGAACTATAATGGGATATGACTGGTCTTTTAATGCATACGGATCGGTATGTGCTGTAGGTTTAAACGGACGTTCAGAGAAAGATTATGGGTTAATTAATAACTGGGGAGTAAAGACTGAAGGATTACAAGAAGCAGACGCAGTAAATAAAACTTCAGGACTATTAAGGTATAATTATGTAGGAGCTATCAATCCTATATTTAAATATGAAAACGACCATTTTAATATAGAAGCTTTACATACTCCAGAATTAGCAGGACAGGTTTCAGCTCAGGCAGGAGATAATGGACCAGCAGAAACTATCCCTGATAATACAGCTCAGGGTGGAGTGTCTGTATATAAAATAAATAAGAGAATAAATGAATATGTATACACTCCAGACATGAAACCTTATGATACTGAGAAGTCAGGTAAATATACATTAGTAGGTGGTGGTGGAATTAAACAGAGGACACTATCTATCAAGAATAGAAATATTAAATCGTGGGCTATCTTTGATAGTATATGCGGAGTATTCTTTACAGACTTAGGATATGATAAAGAAGACTTTCAGAGAGGATTATTCGGTATCTTAGGATTTAGACACCAGCAGGTATCAGGTTCTATTACTGCTGATAATAATAGAAACACTAGAATATCTCAGGACGATAATAATGGATTACTTACTACTAATAGTCTGGTCGCTCCTTCAGATACTAGAGATTATATAGTTAATCAATTCGGAGCAGTATTCTTCACCACTCAGATACCGACTTCTTCTGTAATAGTTCTACAAGAGGGTAGCCACCCTAAAGCAGAATGCGACCCTGCTATCTCTCAGAGTTCAGGTAGTTTTAAAGTAGTAGCTACAGACTTACCTAGAAAAATGTTAAATCCTTATTATACAATTAGAAGCGATATCATAGATAGTAATCATTACGTAGGAGGTGAAGATAGTAAATCAGTATTACCGGTAGTAGCTATCTGTGATAAACAATACTCAGGAGGAGATTTCGTATTCGGTGCTGAGAATGAGTTTACATTTACAATTACTAAGAAGAAAGTTATTACTACAATCACTACAGCGATTACAGACCCTAATCAATCTTTCGCGAGAGTAGACGACGAGAGTGCAGTAATCTATAAGATTATGAAGAACAGAAGAGCGGAGGAGGATTTAGTTTCTAAATATTTAAAATCATTAGAAAGTAAAAAATAAGTTTAATTTCTCTAAAAATAAAATATATTAAGTATATATAAATGAGTATTGTTCTAAACATGGAGTTAGAGGAGATTATAAGTCATTACGCACGTAGAGGAGATACTGAGACGTTAGCTATCTTAAGAGCGATACAGGAGGAGATAGAGAAATCAATAGATCCTGATTATAATCCTCTGAGTGATAGTGAAGAGTATTCAGAATATTCTGATAGTGAAGACGAAGGTAATAACGATTTAGTAGAGGAGTTAATAGAAGTTAATCCTTCTCTTAATGGTTTCTGCTCTCTATCATGATAAATAACCTATTTAATCTTATATTTTACCTATTATATCATTAAAATACCTCTTAAATCTAATATTATGTCTAAAATAGCACTTAAAAAGACATAAATTACGTAATTTATTATTATTTTAAGTCATTTTTAGTCATTATTTAAGTTTAAAGACTATAAAATAGTCATTATTTAAGTTTAAAGACTATATATTTAATATATTTAAGTATAATAATGATATATAATGGTTCAGAAGGTTCTATCTGTTTTTATTTTAAAGGTTTACTTATCAGTAGCTATCCATTAACTAAAAAGAAAACCTTAGAAGGTTATCTTAATCAGGGAGAAGAATTAATTTATAAAAGTAAAGGTATACCTATTAAGGTTCAGATTAAAACATATCTCCACTTTTGTAATGAGATATATTCACGTAAGAAAAATAACTTAGCTATAAGAAGGTCAGACCATATTTATTTTTTAAACTGCCTGACTGCATTATTAAGATTAAGGATAATTGATAATGACGAATTAAATGGTTTCATGTGTTTTAATAAAAAGTATTAATTAATTATATTTGTTTTCTAATTGTTTCTGTTTGCTTACATAACTTTTAATAGTATCGTATATATTATCTACTATTAGATTTAATCTCTGTATATCTTTTACATTCTTCTCATACCAGTCTCTAATAGGTTGAGGGATATAAAGTTTATTTTCTTCTTTTTTACCTTGCCCTAAGTATTTAGTTTCTATTTTATATAACCAGCCCTTAGCTTTACTTTCCTGTAGCTCCCTGATAAATGGTAATGAACCACTAGAACCACTATATCCATAAGGAGAACTCTTCCTATCACTTAGTTTCCTATATTCTTCTAGATATACTTCTAATTTATCGTCAGTCTCTTTCTTATTTTTCTTTAGTGAAGGATATTCTTCTTTAATGAATTGTAATCTAGTCATATCATACTCTTTAATCTTCTCCGGTGTTAACTCTATCTTTACCTTAGGCTTCAGTTCTATTTTTAATACAGACCCTCCACGTTCTCCTGAGAGTTCTGATAATACTTCACCTATACTTATCTCTTCATATTTTTTAGTTTCTTCATTATATACCTTAGTAGAAGCATTAAACTTTAATGTAGGGACTAATACTAAAACTCCGTTGCTATTGTAATAATGTCTGAATGATTGCAGTCCTCTCTTAGATACTAAGAAGTTTAATTTTTCTAATTGTTGTTTAGAAAACTTATAGCCTTTAGTATCTACCCATTTCAGAAACTCCTCTTTATTATAATTCTTACCTTTCATGATAATAGTAAAATCCTTAACTTCTAACTTCTTATTAACCTCTTTCTTTTTAGTTCCTATATCACCCTTAAGGTAATCTTCTATAATCTCTCTTACTTTCTTCGTATCTATTTTCTTTATCTCTTTTCCGTATATATTATCAGTAAATAACTGAGGTAATAAAATATATTTATCTTTATCTTTTGTAAACTTCCATGTAGCCTTATCATAAGTCTTAGGTTCTTTCTTTTCTACACCTGTAATCTTTTCTATATATAATGAAGGTAATCCTGAATATTGATATTTGTCTTTCTTTAATTTTTCATATTGTTCCTTAGTTATTTCTCTAGCAGGTAGTTTATCAGAAGTAAAGAACTTAAATAAATCCTTTCTTTCTTTCAGATTATAAGCTGAAGGATTTCCTACGTGGTGTTTACCTGTATTATCTTTTGCATATCCTTCGTCATAACGCATTAACTTACTTACCTTATCCCAGAGTTCTTCTGCTTCTGGACCTGTTAGTTTATTAATAGGGTCTCCTCCCTTACCTTTCTTAACAGCAGGTTTCTTAACTACTGGTTTCTTTTCAGACTTTAAGATTTCTTTTTTATCACTTTTTTTTTTCTCTAATTCTTTCTTCTTTACAGGCTTACCCCTCCGAGTTGTTTTATCTACTGGAGGTTTAGACTTTAGTAAGGCACGACGCGTCTCCTTCTGCTTCTGAAGTTGTAATTTCTTCTGTTGTTTAATAAATGCTGTTTCTCCCATATTCTCTTTAATAGTATTACTTATATTTTCTTTTTTAAGTATTTTACGCGGACGTGTAGATTTTAATTTCTGAGCTTCTTTTTGTTTTTTCTTAAACTCCTGAACTGCTTCCTTTTTAGCTATCTTAATATCTTTCTTCTTCTCTTCTTCCTTCTCCTTCTTCTTCTCTGCACGTTGCTTCTTAACTGCTTCAGATACCGGTTTAGGTTTAGTTAGTTCTTCAGCCTTCTTTAAGGTAATCTGTTTACCTCTTTTAACCTGAGGTTTAATAGCTTTATTCTCATGATCTATTTTATAATTCTTACCTTCTATTAACTTAATTAATCCCTGTCTATCTGTCCCTTTCGGTATAGTTATCTTACTTAAGATATTATGAGCTTTTATTAGTTTACGTAATTCAGGAGCAGTAAGTTCTCCTGCTGGTGTTGTCTTCTTCGGAGGCATTAGTTTATATTATATTAAAATAAAATATTATCTATTATATAATGATTAATAAAAGTTTCAGTAAGGGAGACATGATTGATATTATTAGAGAGTTTAACCTAGATATCCCTAATAATAATAATATGGATAAAATACAGCTTAGCGTTAAGTTATGGGCTTATATAAATAATATGAAAGAATTAGAGACTGAAAGTGAGATTTATAATCTTAAGACTAAAGAAGAATTACTTAATTATTTATCTAATCAGAACCCAGATAAACTCTTATCCGTAAAAGAAAAAACTAAACTAATGAACTTCTGTAAAGAGGTAATAGTATACTGCACGAATGGATATAATATAGAATACTCTTCATTTAATACAATAGAAGAAATACATATCCCTACTAGAGATATAGCCATTCACGGAGATATACCTTCAGTAAGGAGAGCCATTAGATTATTAAATAATGACCCTAAGTTATCGGAGAAAATAGAACCTATTATCTCTAATAAAATGAAAAAAAAAATACAATTAAAAAAGAAGACTAAAGTAAAAAGATATTATGGTTTAATAAGTAAGTCAGGGACTTTCATGATAGACTTTAATTAAGCGTCTCTGTCTTTTCTGATACCTAGATAATCGTCTACGTCCTCAGGTAAGAATGTATGACTATTAATAGTAGCTGTAATCTTTTCTAAATATTTAATATTTACGTATACCTGTTTTACGTATTTCTGTCTATCTTTATGAAAATAATCTCTAACACTATACTCATTCTCCCTATAGTTCCATACATATAATCCATTAGTAAATAAAAAATATACTTTCCATTTACGAGGTTCTTTCTTTTTAATTAAATATTCTAATTTATTATATCCGAAAAAAGTCTCTTCATAATCAGTAAACTTACAATATCTACCTTTACATTCAGCTACTATTTCATTATTTCTAAAATCAACTTCTTTTTTATTATTTCTATATAACTTAAACATGTCGTCAGGATACACGTTCTTATTAAGAAAGTAAACCACTAGTTTCTCATTCTTTTTCCCATTTTCTAAATCAGTAATTAAGTCCCACATATTTATAGTATCTTATAGATTTTAATTCTTTAAATAAAAACGCGATTTATTCTTCTTTTTCTTGTTCTTTTTTAATATATACACTCTGAGCCACTTCTGTAGAATGACCCATTACCTTAGCGTCTTTCTCCATTTCTTCCTTTACTTTACCATACTTAGAACTTAAATATATCTTTCTTAACATGGTGGTAGATATTGACTTCCCCATTCTTTTCTTAGTTTCTTTTAAAAGTAATTGACTTAATGCATTCCTAGATAATGGCTTACCTGTAGAAGACTTAAATAATACTCCCATACCATTAATACGAATATATAATCTTAATAGTTTCTCTAAATCTTTAGGGATATCTATATCTAACTCTTTATATTTCGCGGACGTTTTATAATTATTCAGGACCATAAACATTTTATTTTTATTAACTACTAAATAGTTCTTTTCTTTTTTATCTTCTTCAGATAGTTTATTATACGCTCTCTTATTAATTGCTTCCATACCTGCGAGGTCATTCCTCATAGGTAATCTAGTATAAATATTAAATAATATATATGACTGAAGTAATGATTTATCTTTAGGAGTTAAGTCCTCTTTCTTTTTAATCTTTCTATTTTTTATTTCAGTAGCCATATCGTTAATCATGTTATTAACCTCTGAAATATCTACGAAGTTATTCTTTTGTTTATCACTAATAACTCCTGTAGCCTGTTCGTCTTCATACTTCTTATTTAATGTATCTCTTATCTCTACATACTCCTCTATAAGAGGGTCTTCCTTCTTATCTCTTACCGCCATTAAATAAACTATAACTGCATTATAATAATTCCGCTGAGTTGTAAAATGTAATTCAGAGACTTTATCTTTAACATTATCAGGCTTCTCTAAGAACTTAAAATTATCTGTATCCATTAGTTTCTGAAGTTTTAACAGGTTAGAACTATACATTTTAATAGTGCTTTCTTTAGCATTCGGACGAGATTTCTTTAGTGTTTCCATTAGATTATCTTTATCGCTCATTATATATTTTAGTATATAATAAGATTAAAATTATAAATAAATAAAAATTATGAAAGTCCTGAAAGTCCAGAAAATAAAAATTAAAAAAGGTAAATCTTAATATGAATAATTATAGCTCTTCATATTCTATTTTAGAGGTTGCTTTTATTTTAATATTTTTTAGGACTTTTAGGACTTTATAAAAAACTGAGGACTTTAGAATATAATATTAATTAAGAAAAGAGAACGTCTACTTTTCCGTCTTGGATAGTCATAACCTTCTGAACCATAATCCAGCACCTAGAGACGTATGGTTTATCTGCGTCGGTCATAGTATCCAGTTTAGAATGAAGTTCTAGACCTCTGCTATCTACACGCTGTCCGTCATTAAAGCGGTATGCAGTATAGAACTGCTGACCTAATAGCTGGTCCTGATTAGCTCCACCTACAGCATGTCCCTCAAACTTATCGTCTGCGATAGAATATCCCTGACGTGCATACATAGACCTAGCGATATGAGGGACACTACCAGTCGCGTCCTGAACTCCGTGATAATGGAGAGCAGAGTTAGACCTATCAATAGGATAAAGAAACCGATCATTTTTCTTAAAGTTAGAGGTCAGTTTTCCGTATGTCCCCTTAGCAGAACTATCAGGGGCGATAGACCGATAATCACCGAGAGCTGATTTAATAGGACCTGAGGCAGTAATCTTTTCTGAAGTAATACTTACGACGGCACGACTAACTACACGACCAGCACCACCTACATTCCTAATCTGGTTCTCCCAGTCTGAAGCTGTAGCGAGAGTAGTTTTAGTAAGTCTCGGTTCTAAGAAAGTATAGCCGTAGTTATTACCTCTATCTTTCATATATGCGTCCATTTCGTCCACGTCTAGAAAGGTGTAATCAGCGATAAGACGTGTCTCTGCTGTATTGATAGTAAATGGTTTAGTAAGGTCTCCACCTGAGGCGATAGATACTCGCTTCTGAGGAGTAGAGAAGGTAATCTCTAACTGCACGTCTTCCATAATTTTAAAAAGCGGTAGTTCTTGACCTCTGAGGCACGGCACTAGGTCGTCTAACCTTAGAGAGAATACTGGCTCACTATCTAACTTCATGAAGTCATAGAGAGACTGATTAGTATTAGTAGACGTAGCATTAACTATTTTCTCTTTACCGGTATCTAGAGTAATATGGCTACTCTCGTTAGCCTTTCCGTCGTCATAAGATAAACCCATAGATAAAGCACGTCCAGATAAGAACTGCTCTCTTTCTTTAATAGCAGACTGGTCCATAAAGACACTCTCGTAGGCGTGGAGGTGTCCCCAGTCCTGAACTTCACAGATAGTCTTACCTCCAGACTTAAAAGAAACTCTTTCTATTAATGAACCGATACCTACAGAGATAGGTAAGAAACTCTCAGTATCAGGTTTATCTAGACAGAAGGTAATACGAGAACCTGCGTTTAGAATACCTTTATTACTGAACTGAAAACGGCAGAAACTTTCACTCTGAACTACAGGCTCTAGAATATCAGTATCAATACGAGAAGTAGGGTCGGTCATGACTGGACCAGCACGGAGAAAATCAGGCTTAGTAAATTGAGACATTTTATATTTATAACTTAATAAATATAAAAAATTAATAAAAAAAAGTTAAAAAATTAAGTATAGATTTAATCGTAATAGTTTCCGAAATCCTCCACTATTTCAGTATCATTTATCCTCTCCTGTCTAGCCTCTCTTAATTCTTGTAAAACCTGATAAGGACTAAATAGCTTAGCGTCTTCTACTAGTTCTAGGTGATTAAACTTAGGACCTTCTTCAGTAAACCAGAAATGTATTTCATTAGTAAATCTTATATAATCGTCTTCACTATCTTCTTTCCATTCTTCTATCTGTTTATCTAAATCTTTTTTCATTTCTTCGGTTCTAATACTTAGAATGAGAGACATTAAATCCTGAGGTAAGTAGTTCATATTATTCATTTTAAAATTATATACATTCATTCTTTTAAATGATTTTATAATTAATTATAGATATTAATTAATTATCTCTTTAATTTTCGCGATTTTTAATTTACGAAATAACCTGAACCTGTCCCTGATTGTAAACTAAAGTATTCTTATGGTGGACGAAGACGAATGCACTATTAGGATTATTATCGTCTAATGCTAGGTCTAACTGGAGACCCCACGCCTCACGTGAGAAGTCAGCTCCGTCTGAACCTAGAACGTCATAGGCTACACCTACTCCGTAAAGGATACCTCCCTGATTAATAGTAGTATCGTCCGTAAGGTAAGACTTATTACATGTAGAAGGAGATAAGAGAGTATGAGTAATCTTCTTAAATGGTAGAACTGAGTTCATAAAGTTTCTGATAATCTGAGGGTCTACCTGCTGAGTATTTCCTTTCCTGAAAATAGTATCTACATTATAGTCTAATGGATAACGAGAGCCTCCCTTAGTCATTACTAACTGAGAAACGTCTGCGATAGCACCTGAAGACGTAAGAGGATTAATAGTCTGGAGAGAGTTTCGGTCCAGATTGTTAAGATAATCTGAGGGGACAAAATTAACCATAGTAGACGATACTCTGTTAAGACCGAGAGAGAAGTTAAGATTAGCATTCGCCGAGTTGATAGTAGTGTAGTATCCAGTAATAGAATTATATTCTAGAGGTTGAGGTTTAGCTTCCACCTGTTCGCTGACTTCACATACTAACTTAAGGTCTGTAAGTTCATAGAAAGCACCCTCTAAATCGTCTCCAGAGGCGTCTCCGTCCTTAGCATATAGCACCATGCTATCAGGTGCGAGGTGTAGAGAAATCTGGAGACCTCCGATACCTGTCTGGCTACTAAGATTTACACCAGAAGTCCCCATAAGCATTCCTGTAGGGATATGGATACAGAACTCATTAGAGTTAGCTCCGTCTCCTTCTTGCATAACGGCGAGCTGTTGTCCGTCTGTAGAAGGTAATGTAAGACCCATATTACTATACTGATTAAGGAGTGTTTTCTCGTCATTAATAACTCCCATATATGAACTATAGAACCTATTCGCTGACCTCAGGTGTTCTATCGTAGTATGGCTACGTCCAGAACTTAAAACTACTTGGTCTAGGATAGACCATAAACCGATACGACTATCCATAGATAAATTACTCCCTGTAGTAGTTGTCCTATTTTCGTCCTCGTAAGCATGAAAGCGACCACATACTCGGATAGAGCGAGGGAGGAGTGTAGCCTCCTGTTCTGCGATTAAAAAGTCTACTACTGGTCGGCCCTCCTTATATGAATGGCTTGCATTAGTGTTCTGCGGTAAAATCTCTATGAAGCGATTACTCATTATTTTATACTATTTAATATATAAAATATTTACAAAACTTAAAATTAAAAAAACATTTATCTTAAACAATTACCGAAACATTATCTCCCTTAATAACTACACGTCTTAAATGAAAGACGAAATTATTCCAGAGCTTATTTTTAGTAGGTGGTGTCCCTTGATAATTGACCTGAAGGTTAAAGTCTTTATTTCTGGTATCATAAACTCCCTCTACTCCCATAGCCGATAAACTTAATGCTCTACCGATTACGAAGTTTCTATTAAAATCAGATAAAGACTTAACATTTATACCGCTCTGGACCAGAGCCTTCTGAACTTCTATAATCGGCTGAGCTGAGATACTGGTTTTAGAAGAAGTCTTTTCGCAGTTAACAGGGCGAGAAGGTTGTAGGCGTCCGTCATATACAAACTGATAATCAGTAATACTATCCGAGATACCTCTGAACTGATCTCCTGCTAGAAGTTGTCCGTCTTCGTCTGCTGTAGCTCCTACGTCATAAGTTCCCTTAGCTCCGATACGTTCTTTACTATCGTAAGGTGAGCTGTCTGTAGGTTGCGAGAGAATAGCCTTCGCTCTTGATTGATTGAGAGGGAGGCGGATATTAGCGACAATATCACCTGCAGACTGAGAATATCTGTAATTAGATACTGAAAGAATATCAGTAATAATAGAACCACTTTCCTTCATTCTACTTAACATATCATTAACATAGTTAGAACCCATATCTACCTCCTGAACCACTAACTCCACATTAGAGAAAGTATATTTAGCGTCATATTTACCTGAAGGAGAAGCGAGGACACTATCAGAATACATAAACCACGACCCCTTTACTATATCATGTCCTCCTGTATTCTTGACCTCAGCTGTAAGTGTAATCTTAATAAGAGGGACGTCTACACCTGAACCATTATCTACCTCTACTCTCTCTACAGCCCCTATCTTAGCGGTTGCACTAAAACCTGCGTTCTGAGTTCCGTCTGGTTTAACGAAGTTAATACGCTCACCCACTACGAAACCGCATGACTTAGGAGTATAGTTAGAATTAATTTCAGGGTGGATATAAAACACCTGAGCGGAGGCGTTATTACCCCAGTCGTTAGGTCCAGTAATAGAACCATTTAGAGAATGAAATACTGGATTGAGACGCTGACGCTTATGGCGTGAGACATTATCTAACTGAGTTAAACAGGCTGAAGGCTCTTCTAAGGTTATGACTACCTCTAATCCTGTATACATATTAGCCCAGATTTTCTTGGACCGAAAAATACCTGTTTCTAAGGGCAGACATAACTTACATGATAAGAAACTATCATTATCAAAATCGTCAGTTTTATCTCCACCGGTGAAGGTTTCCTTAGAGTAAGGATTAGTGAAAGTATCCGCACATTCAGAGCGAGTAGTTCCTAGAGTGCCTCTGGTCTCAGGTATCCAGATAGTAGCACCTTCAGTCATAGCACGTTTACGCTTATCACTATCATTCGTATCATAATCTCTCATGATAGAGACCATAGAATTATATCCCTGTATTTCTTCTAACAATACAGAACCGAACTCTGCCGAAGAATAGACACGGATATCTCTAATAAGAGACTGACCTCCGAGGCGAGGGTCTAACTGCAGACGTGTAGCCTCGTGAGTGGCGAGGTCTGGTAATTGGATTTTAAAATCACCCTGAAGATAACACTCGTCCGGTTTAATAAACTTAGTTGTAGGAGGGACTTTAATTCTGACTTCTTGACCTCCTGTAAAATTGAGACCATTAACAACAGGCACAGACTTAGACGTCTGTTCTATAGGGATAGAGTTCTCCGCTTTCCAGAATGATACCGACATATTTTTATAATATACTTTATATAAAAATATTCTTAAAAAAAAAATTATGAAAGTTTTAAATTATTGCTGAGCTTGTCTTCCTACCGCTAAAGCTCCTGCTCCTGCTAGACTAGGTCCTGCCTGTTGTTGAGCTTTAGGGTCAGGTGCGTCCTTCTCTGCTTTAGCTTGTTGTTCGTCTAAATCGTCTTTAGTATCTTGAGCTGATTGATATCCTGAAATAGTATCTTCTACACCTGAACCTACCTGAGCTACGTCTCCTAAACCTTTTAATCCTAATCCCACCATAGCACCCAGAGGTCCACCGAACGCCATTAATCCAGTTCCTATCATGTCTAAACCTGCTCCACCTATATCTACGATATTAGAAACTTTATCTGCTGTAGACATTTTATCCCAGTTATTAATATCCTCTGATATATCCAGACCTATAGAACCTACGTCTCCTATTACTCCTAATCCTGTAGCGAGTTTACCTGCTGATTTACCTAATGTCTGAGCTGTCTCTCTACCCACTACTTCTCCCTTCTTAACTAATGTCCTCGCACCACCTTCACCTACTTTTACTATATCCTCAGTAGCTTTAATAGGTTGACCTATCTTCTGAATATCTTTAGCAGTCTTAACTCCTTGAGCTACAGCGTTAGCGTGTTGTCCTGCTTCTTTTATTGCACTAGTATTCGCGTCCCCTCCTGCTTGTTCCTTAAGACTTTCTGTTTCTTCTTTCTGAGTTAAAGCGTCTTTAGTTAACTGCTGATTATAGATATTCACCTGACTATTATAATCTTTAACGGCGTGAGTAAACTCTGCGTCTGTTCTTCTATCAGCACTACCGAACTCCATTATTTTATAATATTAAATATATTAAAATTATAGTATTCTTTTTTTTAATTTATTCTTCAGTTTCTTCTTCTGTTTCTATTTCTTCAGAAGGACCTTCAGGATAAATCTTATCATTAAAGTTAATCCATATCTCAGCAGGATTTTCAGTTAACTTAAGGGTCATGAAATCATATCTTTTTTTAGTAGCTTTCTTATACATTTCTCTAAAGTTTTTATCACCTCCGAACATACCAGACCACTCCTCCGACAGCTTCTCCACTTCAGCCTCATTAGTGAGGCGTCCCACCAGCACCCAGTTAGCATTAGCTCTTATAGTAGGACTTACTTTTTTTAGTAGCTGACTAGATACAATAAATAAATCTATATTGTAATGACGATAACGAGACGCGAGATTATTTAATGCTGTAGTCTTTTCACCTAAACAATCGTCGCAGACTAAACACATAGAAGGCATATCTGCTTTTTCATATTGAGACTGACTTTTTACTATATCCTTAATTAATTCGTCTGAATAATAATCATAAGTATTAAAAGCCTGTTTCATGAAACGAGACGTCTGGTCGTTGTTAATTGTTGTAGATATAATAGTAGTCTCGTCAAAGAAATCCTGTCCGTAGAAATCTTTATTTAATAACATGTTAGAGATAATAGTGGACTTACCGGTTTTAGTCGGCATAATCATAAGAACTAAACTAGGAGGCTGAGGTAGGTTAGGGTGTAGAGCCTTCTTCTTAGTATTAGGAGGGTCTACAATCTTTAAAATCTTAAGTTTCTTACTCATATTTATATTATATAAAAGATATTTATTTTATTATTTTAATTTAACCATATTATATCTTTCTCTAAATCCATTTTATAACAATAATAAAAGCAGTCAAAGTTGCATTTATTCTCTGTATGGTTTCCGTTCTTAATGAATTGTATTCTTTTACGTGGTATTATTATCTGTAAAGGGTTCTCTGTATCTTTAAAGTTTTCTCTTATATAGCTGGTATTTATTTTAGAAGAAGGTAATATTAAAATGAAAGGTTTATCTATTTCTTTAAGTCTAATAAATATATCTTTACTTTTACTAAATGGAGGATTACTTACTATAATATCTCCTTTATTATTCTGAAAGAAATCAATCTCTTCATGAATAACATTAAAACCTAATTGTTCTAAATGTTTTCCTGATTTTCCGTCCCCATAAAACGCCTCCCATATTACTTTATCTTTCGGTATATAATCCTTTATATTATCCCACGCTGATAGAGGGGTCATATAGTCGTCATGCTTTAAAAAGGTTTTAGTATGAAATCCAGCCATTTATATATACATAGATATAAAATATCAAGATTTAACTTTATTATATTTATTCCAGATATCTATATCTACTTTCCTCGCTGGACCATTCATTACTACAGAGGCTAGTCTAGAGTAAGCCCAGCTACTAGGTGTCTGATTAGGTCTACTACCACTAGAGAAATACGCACCTCTACCTTTATCTAATATCTTATCCGCTCCTGTTTTAGTTATTATATTTTTATGCAGAAATGCTCTATCTGTTATCTTCTTATTATATTTCTTTTCATACTTAATAACCCACGAGCTTCTTTTAGTAGGTGCTTTAGTCTTAGGTCTCATTTTACCCTGAAAAATACTTTTAATCTGTTGCTCTCTCTCTTTACCTTTTAACCCTTTAAGATAAGTAGCAGGGACGTCTCTAGTCTCACCTTTATAAGTTATCTTAACCATTTATTAATTATAAAGAAAATATTTAATGCCCTCCATTTTCTAAACTTTCGCAGTATGTCTCCCATACTCTCACGCATTCATTAAGGCTCTCGCACCAGTTAAAACCGCAGGATATACAGCACCCATTATTATCATAAGGAGACTTAACCATGTAAAGAAGTAATAGCTGGATACTCATTAAATCATAAATCCATAATTTCATTTTATATAAAACATAGAAAATAATCCTCGCGTCCTCTAAAATAAAGAAGTCCTTAAAAATGAGGACGTGTCCCTGAAAATATCACGAATAAAAGTAAAACTTTATAATGCGATTATCTGATTTATATTATTCTTATTTTATATTTTTACTTTTTATATTTTTGAGGACTTTGAGGACTTTGAGGACTTTCTATATAATAGTAGATTAGTGTATTGTATTTCTATTACGTAAAGAGACATAAAATACTGCGTCCTCTAAAATTACTCTATTTATTATTTTGAGGACTTGTGTCCTAAAAAAAGAGGACTTCAGAAACAATCATTAAAATATCCAGCTTCTCCATATTGTTTTGGTTGTTGTGGTTGTAATGCATTATTAACTAAGTTCATGTTCTTAAGGTTATCTGTCTTCTGTGATTGTTGTTTTCTCTTTTCTTCTTTCCTTGCTTTTCTCTTAGTATCATATCCTTCTATAGCTCTCTTCTGTAATTCTATTAACATATCAGCAGGTAAGTCTTCTAATGAGGTTATAGTCTTTCTAGGTGCTGGTGCTGGTTCTGGTGCTTGTTTAGGTGTTTCGTCTACTTCTTCACGTAGTTTCTGTAATTCTTTCTTTTTCTTTTTAGTTTGTAATTCTTTTAATTCTTTCTTCTCCTGTGCTTTAGCTCTTCTGACTGCTAGTGCTTTCTCTCTACCTTTCTTAAGTCTTTCTAATTGTTCCTCAGTCATTACTCTCTTTTTCTTTTCTTTCTTCTGTGGTGGTGCTTTCTTAGGTTTCTTCTCTACGAAGATATCCTCTTCAGGTATGATACTCCTCTCCTGCACTTCAGGGATATCCTCCTCTACTATCTCTTTCACTACTAACTCAGGCTCACCTTCTCCGTCAGATACGTTCTCCTCTTCTAAAGGTTCAGGGTCTTCTTGTAATAAATCTACTTGTATATTAGGTAAAAGGTCCATTTTACTTTAAGAAATATATTAATTATTTTCTTAAAATTATTAAAAATATCTGATAATTTCTATAAAATGATATTGTAAAAAATCTAAATTAGTTATTTCTGTATTTACCAGAACCAGCCTTTAGCTATATCGTCTTTCTCTTCTTGTTCTCTTATTCTTGCTCTATTGATTTCATGTAATCTATTCTTAATAACTTCTATATCATTCTTAATAGTCTTAACGTCCCTGACTAAGTCTTTAACGCTAGATAAAACTTCGTCAATAGGTTTAGGTTCAGGCTCAGGCATTATCTTTTATAATTTAGAAGATATAAAAATTATCTCTGTTAAATTATTAAAATGAATGACTTAAAAACACCGAGACCTCTACCTGACGATATAGAGGAGTGGAGTGAAGAGATAGAGGAGTTATTAAGTGAATGGGGAGAGGTAAGTATGTGCTACGCCTATTTACATAATTTCAGTCATAGAAAATATAAACATAAGCACCACCATATACAGATACCTATAATAGTATTATCTACGTTAACTGGTGTAGGTAATTTCGCAGTAGATAGTTATGTCCCTGAGGGTTTTAAACAGGGATTTACTGCAGGAGTAGGTAGTCTAAATATTTTCTGCGGTATCTTAGGGACATTAGCCTCATTCTTAAGATATTCTGAAATAATGGAGGGACATAGGATATCAGCTTTAGCGTGGTCTAAATTAAGTAGAACGATAGAGATAGAGTTATCTTTACATGATAAGAAACGTAAATCGTGTAGAGACTTTTTAAAAGTATGTAGAGCAGAATACGATAATCTATTAGAGAGTAGTCCTAACGTAGACTTAGATATTATAGGTATGTTTAATAAGAAGTTTAATGATAAATATCCTAATGTTCGTAAGCCTATAGTATGTAATGGATTAAAAGAAATAAAACCTTATAAGAATGAGGTAATTAATATACCTGAAAAAAAACCTGAAACTGAACCAGAGCCAGAGATAGAGATAGAGATAGAACCTTAATCGTCATTAAACTCACGAACGCACCAGCCGAAACCCCAGAAACAACAACACCTAAACATATTTATATTAAGTATTTAGAAAATAATTTTACCATAATTTATTATAAGCCCAGTAGTTAGCGGTATTCTTATCTAAGTATGTAAGTTCTCCTTTTTTATTTTTAATACCTGAAGCTCTAGCTCTGTATCTATCTCTACGCTTCTTATCTAAATGGTCTAGTGATTTATAGTATCCTATTTTATCTTTATACTGAGGATATCCTTTAAGACCGAAACCGATCTTTTTATATCCCTTCTTAGTATCAGCTTTAACGTATACTGAATATTTAGCACCTTTACCTTTATTAACAAATGGTTTATAAAGGACTGGTTTACCTTGTTTATCTAACGGCATGTTTATATTATTTAAGATATTTAAAAAACGCGATTTTTATTTAAAAAAAAAAATATATAAGTAATTATATAAATGAGTGAATATTCTGACGAACATATTAAAAGCATTATTAATCAGTATCAACGTAAACGCGAGAAGGAAAAGGAGAGATATCAGAAGATTAAAGATACAGAAGAGTTTAAGTCTCAGAACAGAGAAAGAGCTAGAAATCATTATCATATAAATAAAGATAAGAAAAAG